GTGCGGCGCGGCCTCGGTGTAGTTGAACTGCGGGCCGTTGATCTCGGCGAGGGTGCCAGTGTCGACGCCGTAGCGGCGCCCACGGTAGTCGCCCCAGGCGGTGACGCCGAGCTTGTGCAGGTGGCCGTGCACGTAGTGGGTGCCGGACTTCAGCGTCGAGTTGTACGCCGAATGGATGCCGCCGTTGATGGGCCGGTGACGGATGACGGTCCAGCCGTCGGTCTCGGCGTTGACGTGCAGCGCCCACCCGGCGCGCCAGCGCGGCAGGTGGTCGAGCAGGGTCATCCCCGCCATGTCCTCGGCCTCGGGCGTGTTCGCCGACCAGTAGTTCTCGAAGCGCGCGTCGTGGTTGCCGATGGTGCGCACGAGGCGCGCCCGGCCGGCGGCGCGCTCGATCTCGGCGCATCGGTCCTGGACGGCGTGGAGCTCGTCCTTCAAGGTCGGCTGCTTCTCCCACATGATGCGGGCGTGGCGGCTGATGCGGGCGCCGTCCAGGATGTCGCCGTTGAGGACGACGATGTCCGGCTTCAACGCCTTGATGAGCCGCAGCATCGCCTCGTGGGCCGGACTGACCATGCCGGGCCAGTAGTGGCAGTCGGAGGCGACGATGATGGTGCCGTTGCGCACCGTCTCGATCATCTCGCGCTCGTACTTCTCGGCGCGCGCGGCTGCGAGCGCGTCCTGCGCCTTGGCCTTGACGATGTTCGGCCCCGCGCGGTTGCGCGTTGAGCGGCTGGCGAGGGAGATGCCGAGCCGCGCCTCGATCTTGCGGCGGCGGAAGTAGACCTGGCGGATGTCGAGGTCGAGCGCGTCGGAGACCTTCTTGGCGGTGCCAAGCTTCTCCCACGCCTCGATGATCTGCTCGTCGGTGCAGTATTTCGGCACGTTCAGCCTGTGGGGTTGCTGTCGAAAGTGGAGAGCGCCTGATGCAGGAGGCTCCCGAGGTTGTCCACGAAGACCTCGTCGTGGCTCAACGGGTGGTTCATTTCATCGAGCAGGGCGTGCCCGAGCTCGTGACAAAACGTCTGCTGCAGCTCGGTCTCGCCGAGGTCTGATCGCAGGTCGATGCGGTGCTTGTTCGGCTCGTAGATGCCGACCGCCGACTTGGAGTGCGGCCACCGCGACGGCTGCAGGATGCGCACCGTCACAAGATGGCCGTGGAGCTTGAAGCTCCGAGGGATGCCGAGGCGGCGGTGACGGTCTCCGCCGCTCGGCTGCGCGGTGTCCCGCGCCATCGGTCAGGCCTGCGGCTTGTTGCGCTTCGACAGGAACGACCAGATGGCCGCGCCCGCCGTGGCGGCGACGCCGGCGAGGGTGGCGACGGTCTCGGCGTCGACGAGGCCCTTCGCCACGAGATAGCCGCCGAAGGCGGCGAACAGAGCCCGGACGATGCCGGCGAATTGGTCAGCAGTCATGGATCACCTTTACGCTTCGTTGTGGGATGAGGGCATCCCGTTGGAGGCCACCAGCGGCAGGCCGGGGGCCGGGAAAGGCACGGACGAGGGCCAACGGTAGCCCAGGACGCGGGCGCGGTCAAAGGGCGCGACGGTCACGGCGTTGCCCTGGTTGCCGCCGACGACCATCAGCCGCCCGCGCTCGTCGAGGCCGGCGACGAAGCCGACATGGCCCGCCCCGCCGCGCGCGAAGACCGCGACACAGCCGACCACGGGCTCGGCGATGGGGGTGCCGAAGGCGAGCCAAGCTCGCGCCCGGTACCAGTGCGGGGGCGGTCTGAAGCCCTCGTTGCGCATCACGGCCGCCACGAAGACGCCGCACCAGGGGGTCTCGTCATCGTTCCACCAGGCGCGCATCTCGCGCAGCCAGCGGGCGATGACGGGCGTCGTGGCCTTGCCGGGCGTCTCGCGGACGCCGACGTAGCCTCGTGCGCGGTTGAGCCAGGAGGGGGCTATCACGGGAAGAAGACCAGCTTCACGAGGATGGCGGCCATGCCGGCCATCAAGCCATAGCCGACCTTTGCGATGATCTTCTGGAAGCTCGTCAGATCCTCGCGGATGCCCTTGTAGCGCTCGGCGCAGACGGCCTCATGCGTGGCGAACTTGAGCTCAAGCTCGCGGATGCGGCGGTCCTGCGTGGTCTCAGAAGGTGCCCGGCGTTCGATTTCTGTCATCTCGGTGTCCTCAGTCCGTGCGCTCGATGGTGATGATGACGTCAGCCGTGGCGGTCGCCGCGGCCGAATCGGTGACGGTGCAGCGGTAGGTTGCCGCGCGCGAATCGCCGACCGACAGGCCTGTCGCTTGGAAGGCGGTCGTGGCCGAGGTCGACGCAGTGACGGTCAGGGTGTCGCCGCTGACCTTCGTCCAGGCGTAGGTGTACGGTGATGAGCCGCCGGTTGGCGTCGCGGTCGTCGTGTTGGTGGTCAGGGTGCTCGTCGAGCCGAACCTCACCAAGCTGGTCGGCGACACCGCCAGCGACATCGCCTCGCGGCGGATGCTGACCGAGACATCGACGGTCTTTGTCGCGGCGACGTTGTCGGTCACGGTGCAACGGAAGACCGCGTCGTAGGTCGTATTGTTGACGAGCGGCGTGCCGGTAAAGGTGGTCGTTGCCGAGGATGCCGAGTTGGCCGTGATGAGCGTAGAGCCGCTGATGCGCGTCCAAGCGTAGGTATACGGGGCCGTGCCGCCCGTAGGCGTAACGGTCGTCGAGACGGTCGTGATGCTGCTGGTGCTGTCCGTCTTCGAGATCGCGGACGGCGCGGCAGCGGCGCCGAGCGTGCCGCCGACGGTGTTGCTCGAGCCGGCCGCGCCCGCGACTGGCGGCTCGGTGGTGGAGGTGCCGCCGGCGGGCATCTTCACGCGGACCCAGTAATAGCGGACCGTGGTGTCGGGCTTGGCGATGAACACGGCCGACGAGTTGCCGCTCCAGATCAGCGTCGCGCTCGAGAAGGGCGTCGAGGATGTGTGCTCGAAGAGCTCGTAGCTCGCGTCGCCGGGCAGGCCGGTCGGAGGGGTCCACGAGAAGTAGATCCCGCTCGTCATGCCGACCGTGCTGATGGCCGTCGGCGGCGACGGCACGTAGTTGGTCGGCGTCGGGGTGGTGATCGAGCCCGGCTGCAGGTAGTCCGTGGTAAGCGGGTCGTTCCAGTCCGTCGACGCCTCCTCGCGCACGACGATCTCGACGAAGCCCGAGGGGTCGAAGTTCCAGCCCTCGCAGCGGACGGTCTTCGCCGACCAGCCGAGCTCGGGGATGGTGACGGTGCCGGTCTCGAAGGGGCGGATGCCGTAGGCGGCCATGTTGCAGCGCAGGGTGGCCGACTGGCGCAGACGGCTGCGGCGGTTGAGCAGGATGGCGTGGCGCTGCGCCTCGTACTCGTTGGTGGTCGCGCCGAAGTCGGCGTCGAGCCAGGTCTGCTCGCCGTCGGCCGTGATGTAGGTGGTGTTGACGATGGCGCGGAACTCGACCTTCTGCCAGTTCTTCGAGGGGTCGATGAAGGTGCCGCGTACGCTGTTGTGGCGCTTCTCGTAGGGGAACGCGGTTACGAGGCGGATGCCGCCCTCGACCAGATCGTCGACGCCCAAGGTAAAGCTTGTGGTCTGCCACGCGCCGGCGAATATCCGCCAACGGCCGCCGCTGTAATAGCAGACGCCGGCCATCGCCTGCGCGAGCACCTCGATGTTGTCCTCGAAGCGGTCGGTCGCGTTGAGCACGACGTTGCAGGTGTACCGCTTCTGCGAACTCGTCGGTGCCGGCACGGTGACGGTCTCGTCGCAGATGTCTGCGGCGTCGGCCACGAGGTCGTAGTCGACGCGCGCGGCATCCTCACCGAGACCGAGCCGGGCGTCGATGAGGTAGTCGGCGAGGCAGAGGGCGGGGTTGGTCGAGTAGGCCCACGTCGTCGGGTCGTTGACGCGGTGCGAGCCGCTGCCGCCGGAGCGGGTGCCGTCGAGACGCGGGTCGTAGACCTTCTTGCCCTGGACGAGGCAGGTGACCTCGGGCTTGCCTTGGCGATAGGTGTCCTCGTCGAATTCGTAGGTCAGCGCGAGGTAGGCCACGCCGCGGCCACGGTGCGAGGCGGTCCACTGCTGCGAGAAGGCGGTCGTGAGCTTGAAGTCGACCGTCTGCGAGTCGGTGCCGGCATAGCGCCGGACCCAAGCCTTGCCCGAATAGCGGCCAGAAGTCACCTTGCCGTCGTCGTCGTTGCCGGTGATCGCCGTGATGGTGCCGATCGCGTCGCGGTTGAAGTAGACCTGCCCGAGGCTGTTGCACTCGTGGCCGGCGACGACCATCACCTGATGCAGGAAGTCGTTGTTGCTGCCGCTGCAGAGCGGCGGAATGGCGTTCATGCCGCCGCAGAGCATCTCGCCGTAGATGATGCGCCGGGCCTCGATGGTGCCCGAATACTCGACATCCTGCGACGGGCGCGGGACTCTCGGCTTGCCGATCAGCATCTGCGCCGCCTTGGCGAGCGCGATGTTGATCAGCGCGGAGACGGCGACCTTCTTGACCGCAGCCCAGACGGCAGCCTTGAAGGCGGCGGCAGCTGCGGCCTTGGTAGCAAGCGCTGAAACGGCAAACGGAATTGCAGCTTGAGGCATCAGGGCACCCAGCGCGCGAGGATGGCGGAACGGGGGTATGCGACGAGGCCGACCGGGCCGCGCACGAGGGCGGTGCTGCCGACCCAGATGCCGGCGGCGGGGCCGTTGTCGGTGTCGATGAGCACGAGGTCGCCACGCTGGGCGCGACCGGGGACGGTCGGGCCGTAGATGCGCTCGAGGGCGGGACCGAGGCCGCCGCAGTCGCGGATGTGGCGCAGCGCGCCGAGTTCGTCAGGGTGGCAGGCGGCGACCTGCGTCACCGTGTCGCCGTCGGTCATGGCGTCCCAGACGCGCGCGGCGAAGGTGCAGCAGTTGGCCGTCGCCCAGTCGAAGGGCACCTCGCGGTGCTGCTCGATGGCGTGCCACATCTTCTCGTGCCAGTCTTCGCGCCTCATCGCTCGCTCCCACCGCTGCCGGGATCACCAGATCCGGGGCCGCGATTACCGCCGCCGCCACCGCCACCGTAACCGACGTCGCGGCGGCCCCAGCGGTTCACGAAGCCCTCGATGGTATGCGTCAGGTCGAAGAAGCGGTCACCGGTGTGCAGCAGCTCTTGATCGGCCTGCGTGTACCGGGCGATCCGCGGCTCGCGGCGCAGACGGTGCTCGCAGGTCATGGACAGCGTCGCGTCGCCCTTCGACAGGGTGATTGTCTGCTGGTTGATGCGGCCCTCCCAGATGACCTCGGGCGAGCCGATGAGCGCGCCGGTGTCGGGGCTGAAGAAGCCGAGGTAGACCGTCACGGTGCGGTTCTGATAGTCCTCGGTCAGCGCGGGCGTCACCCAGGTGCTGTCGAGACCGCTGCAGGTGAGGGTGACCTGACGCGCGACGACCTCGATGTTCTCCTCGACGGACTCGATGCCGCCGAAGTCGCCGATGCCATAGAACGGCGCGATGGTCGCATCGTTGATGAGGTTGTCATCGTTCTCGGCGTCAAGTTGCTCGCCCGCCTCGGTGAGGATGTTTCCACCGAGAACAATGCTGCCGATGCCGTCGTGCACGCGGACGGTGCCCGAGTCGTAGTTGACCTCGACCATGCAGACCATCGTGATGGACGGCTTCTCGGCCTCCAGCGCGTAGTCGGGCGAGACGATTCGCGTCACGCGATGTCCTCGACCAAGTTGAGCTCGATGTCACCGATCAGGCCGGGGCGCACATTCCAGGACACCGACTCGTCGGACAGCAGGAAGCGGCCCATCGGCGAGCGGAAGATAACGGGCGAGTTGTCGGCGGGGCTGGTGCGCAGCTGCGGCTCGAAGATGAGGTAGCCCTGCCCCGATGCGTTGCTGTCGAGGTCGGCGACCAGGCGCTTGAGCTCGCCGCCGATCTCGACCCAGTCGCCCGCCTTGGCGAGCGCGTTGGTGGACACCGGCAGGCCGTCGATGTTGAGCGCGGCCCCGGTCTGCGAGGCGCCGTTGACGAGCGCGCAGCGGGCGACGGAGGCCCAGTTGATGAACTGGAAGTCGCCGGCAACGCGCCCGGCCACGAGGTCGTAGAAGGAGACGTGGGAGGTGGTGCCGGACGCGGTGAAGGTCTCGGAGAGGCGCCCGGCGGCCGTGAGGGCGGTGCCGTTGCGCAGCGAGGTGTCGCCCTGCGTCGTGCCGGCGGTGGCCTTGAGGTTCACCGCGCCCTTCC